GCATGTCTTCAATATCCCGACCGCCGGCGAGGTAGTCGACGACGTCGCCCTTGTCCGCCAGCCCCGACAGCTCGACCACTTTGACCGCCGCCGCACCGTCAAAAATATTGGCGACGACCGTGTCCGCATGTGCGCGGCCGGCGTCGTCGTTGTCCGGCAGGATCACGATGTTGCGGTCTGCAAACCACTTGTTCAGCTCGGGCTTCCAATTCTTCGCCCCGCCGTTGTTTGTTGTGGCGACGATACCGTGCCGCGCCAGTCTGTCTGCCGCCTTCTCGCCCTCGACGATAAACACCGGCATGTCCGGGCGTGCCAGCATATCGTGCAGCCGGTACGGCACCGGCGTCACGCCGTCGAGGTTGTGCAACCACCCGCCGTTGCCGTCTGGGCGCACCTGACGAAACGTCTTCGGCTCGTAGCGGCGTATCTGATAAACGACCTCGCCGTTCTGGTCGGTGTAGTCGTACACCGCACTCATAAACCGCGCCGGTTGCAGTTTGACCTGCGCCTGCTTCTGGATGCCAAACTTCTTTTCGAGAATGTCCGGGATGCTACCCATTATCGTGGCGCCCTCATTCGCGCGCACAAGATCGACGACACCGCCGCCCTCATTAGCCTCGAAGTCGAACCAAGTGCCTTTTCGCAGGTCGACTTCCCGTGAGCCGTGAGTACCCCAGCGCAGCGTATGCCCGCGCTTCTGGTTAGGCTCGCCCCAGTAGGCTTTCGCCACTGTCTCGATATAACTCGCAATATTGCTCATGCTACGCACTCCCTCTTCCAGACGTCGTAAAGGCTCGCCATACCGTTGCCCCTCTTCAGGTACGGGTAGACCGAAACGCGCTGGTGCTTTTTCAAATCCTTTGTTTTTCTCTTGTCGCCGAAAACCAGAAAATACTTCAACTTCCTGCTGCCACGATCAAACGTGTAGCCCTCATCGACAAAATCCTGCTTCTGCTGCTGCGACGTGACGCCACGTTTTTTCGCATACTTATGGATGATCTTCGGATCCACGCGCTTACCGTCCGGGCGAACCAAATAATTAACCGGCGAGGTAAACCCGTAAAACTGCCAATTTGTGGCTTGGTACAGTGTCCCTATTTCTCCGGCCTCTGGGTCAGAATACGCAATCACAAAAAGATAACCACGCCTCGCCAGCTCAACCTTTGCCTGCCCGACCATCCAACTGCCGCTGTGCGGGTGCGCGTGGCTGGCGCAAGCGCCCCGGACAAGCACGATGCCGTATGACTTGTTCTCTTCGCCAAACACCTCTGAAAGCGCGCCGGTGCCAGCCGTCAGGCCGAAGCACATGACCCCGGTCAGCTCGTCCTCGCAAAACATGCCGAGCGAAAACTTTGTCGTACCCATCGTGCCGAGCCACTCGTACTTTAAAATAAAGTCTTGCGCGATCTTGAATGGTATCTCGCACATCTTAGCCCCGCTCAGTGACGCTGTCGGGCGACCCTCATCCATCTTCTCGCGCAACTGACGCTGAAAGCAAACCTCGTCAAACTTCTTGCCGCGATAACCGATTTGCCTATCCGCCATCCGATATCCGGTTTTTTTGCGCCACTTCTCAAATAAATCTAATTGCATTTAAAAACCCTCGACCCCTGTTCCCTTGAGGTGGTGGGCGACGCCAAGGGAAAACGTCGCCCACCCACGCACTAGAACAGGTCGCTGCCTGCGCTTGCAGCGGCCGGTGGTGTAGCCGCTACGGGCGGCGCTACCGGTGCTGGTGCGTGTTCTGTTGGTGCTGCGGCACCATCCATTGCCGCCGGGCGATCGACCCAGTTAACGATACTCAGAACCGGCGCCTTGAAACGCAACTCGCCCTGCGGGCTTTGCATTTTGATCGTCTCCGGCGTGCCAGCCTCGATCACTGGGATCTTGCCCGCATTGGCGCCGCGCTCAGCCATAAACTGGTCGTGCAGCTTGTCGACCACTCGCAGCACAGTCTTCGCGCTGTGGCTAAACTCCCGAGGCCCGCTCTCGCCGCTGATGACCACGCGCATGCGAAACGCCTGCTTGTGTTCGTCAGACGGCTTAGCAACCATTGCGTCACCGATCCGCACCATATGGAAGTCCGGCGCACCCGACGCAAAGCTGAGCCAGCCCACTTCCATATTGTCCAGATCCGCGGCAAACTTAAAGCCCGGCGCAATGTCCTCTTCCTGCTTTTGCCAAGTCCCGTCAGCCCCTTGGACGCGGTCTTGTTTGATCCAGTCACCACCCTTGGCGTCAAACTTGATGATCGGTAAAATGTCCCCGCTTGAACGGGCTTCTGTAGAAAAACCTAATGCCATAACTTTAACTCCTTAACATCAACATTAGTTCAAATTTGCTCCAAAACCTTGAAGCTCTCGATCGGGTAGTACGCACAGACGTCGACGTCCTGCGGATCGCCTCGGTCTGTCCGACCACCCATTTGCAAGCTGAAATCGCTGGCAAACGATATGCGTGCCAGCGCGTCAGTCCACAAAACGATAAGATAAGACGGCAGTCCGGTGGTCTCTGTCAAGTGCCTTGCTCGGATGACCTTGTGCAGATTAACCATAGCCGTCGGGTATTTATTCATCTCAAACGTGCGCGTCTTGATCTCGCCAAACCCCACAATGCAGTCCTCTTGGTCGCAGTGGATAGCGCAATCGATGCCATACTGCACCGGCAGTTTGTGAAGCGAGTAGTTGTGCCGCTTCAACAGCTTGGCGACCGACAGCTCGTTTTGCAGGTCGATCGCCGTCTCGTAATGCGGCCGGGTCATTGCAAATTCCAATCCACGCCGTCCTCGGTGGTGAGGCAATACGTCGCCTCATTCGGCCGGGCAAACGCCAGTTGCGTCAGCGCGACGTGACAATCGCTGATCGTCTCATGCTTCGACACGACGCTTACCACGCCCGCCTCAGTGCTGGTCATCGTGACCAGTATCAACCAATATTTCATGCTTTTGCTCCAGCTCTGCGTTTCTTAAATTTTTTATTTTGTTTTTTTGCTTGGTTTACTTCCCATAATTGTTTTTGCGCCTCGTAATACATTTCCTGCATCACAATCGCATCTTTTTCCAAATGCGCCTGTTCTTCTTTGGTCAATGTTTTCCAAACTATTCTCTTATGACCGCATTTTGGACAGCCAATATCACCAAATCTATATCTGGCATAATCACAAACCTGTTCAAAATCTTTTTTGTTCCAACGATGGTCACAAAAACTTTCGCATTGATACGATGGAACCATCTCACATCACCCCCGCCAAGTGTTCACGCAAAATCATTTCAAATGTGTCCCAATCCATCGTGACCGTGTAACGCCAGTCATACGCCTCGGCAATGTCACCGGCCAAGCCTGAGTTGCCGAGCATGACCAGAGCTTGTACGGGCAAGCGCACCTGCACCGGCTGGAAGTCGAGCTTATATATGAGGCACGGCAACGCGTCATTTGTGTTGGCCGAAGACCTAGCCGCTGTGACGATCTGATCCCACCACGACGGCGACACGCCCTTGGCGTACCGCTTGCACTCGATCAGGAATGGGAACGGCTTGCCGTCGGCCGGCTCCAGATCGCTCAGATCCTTCTCCTGATATTGCGAAAGGCGTCTTCGTAATTTGCGCCCGGTCGCCAGCTCGATCAGCTTTGCGACTTCACGCTCAAAGGCCGCACCCTTGGCACGTCCACCACCGGCGCGCATCAGCCCAGCTTCTCCAAACCGGCACGCCCAGCCTGACCGTCAAGAGACGACTGCACGCTCCGCTGGCGAATGTTGCTGGCGATTTGCTTCGCCAACATCTCGTCGGCCAAAGACGACTGACTGCGGTGAGCCGATAATTCTAGCTCGCCCTTGAGCGCCTCGATGGTCGACGTGCGAAGCCGAAGCAAAACTGGCTTGATTTCTGACATTTTACGATCCCTTCTGTGATCTAAGCTGGAAGCTAAAAACGCCTCTAGCAACTTTTTGGTACTGTCATGCCCCAAAACACCCAAAGCCCGTCAGTGAGCTTCTATGGGCGATTAAAGGCATAGTGCTATTTTTTTGATATTTTTACGATATAGCACTTGATTTACACTAATATAAAGCCCATATTCAAATAGTCGAGAGGCACAAAACAGGTAAATTACAAGGGAGACTAAAATGACCAACAAATTTAAAATCGGTGACATCGTGAGGGAGCTTCGCAGGTGTGCAAAACTAGATGCCCAAGGAAATGCTACCTTTAACAAAAATGGTATGGCTGTGGAAACAAAGGCTTGGAGCGATTACACGCTAGAGATTGTCGCTGTGCCTGACGGGAAGCGCAAGCGGTTTGCGGCCAAAACCGAATGGGGAGCCACTTATCATTTTGCAGAAAAGACATTGGAATTAGCGTCCAATATCGACCCCGACCAAGTTTGTGAAGACTGGGATGGTGTAAAGGTCATTCGCGCAAAGGCGGCGGCCTAACGGCCCCGCCCTAACCAAGGGAAAATGGTATGGAAAATCTAAACATCATCGCAAAGCAATTTGGTTTTGAAATCGAACGATCATACGCACCCGGCTGGAAGAGAACGCCGGACGGCTACTGTGTCAATCACAACACTGGCACCTGCAACGTGCAATTAGGTTGGTTTCCAAACTTAAAAGAGGTGGCTGAGTATATCGCAACCGTAATAGCAAATAACGAACATTGGGGGGTTAAGTAATATGACAATCATCGCTAAAAAAATCGCCGCCTTCAAAGTGCGCCCCGTCAACCACGGCACCGCCAAGCGTGACAAGAACCGCTACTGCGGCCCGGCCGTGTTGTCGATCATGTCGGGCATCACCACCGGCGACGCGTCTCGCCTCATCCGGTCGCTGTTTCCACAAGTGCATGCAGTGCGCGGCACCAGCGACTACCAAATCCAGATGGCCTACAAAGAGCTGGGCATCAGAATGAGCCGCGTGTCATACGGCATCACCGACAGCAAGAAGCCGACGCTGGCTGGCTGGCTCAAAGGCACAGTCGTCGAGCGCACCGCCGGTCGCGTGTTTCTGGTCGCCGCTGGCAACCACTGGCAGATCATCACTGGCCGTCGGTATATCTGCGGCATCGTCAAGGAGCTGGTCAGCGTGCGCGACAAGCGCGTCAAGCGCCGCGCCCGCGTCAGTGGCGTGTATGAGCTGACGCCGATTGCCGAGGACGGCAAAATCCGCGTGCCGGTAATCGAGAAGCCGAAGTGCCGCAAGTCGCACTCAGCGTACAGCCGCGTGCGTAAGCTCATCGCACAGAACGCCGACATTGGCCTTGGCTACGATGTAGAGAGGTCGTGGACACACGGCGACACCCAGTATTGGGTGCATGTCTGCGACAACGTCGAGGACTTCATCTACGGCGCCGTCAAGGACGACGACAGCCCAGCGCGCGAGGACGCGTTTGAGGTAAACGACGGCCGGTGCTGTTATAGCTGGGATGAGGTCGAGGATCGCATGACTGAGATCGTCGAGTTTGTTGACAAGTACAACTTGAGAAAGGCGGCGGCTTAACAGCCCCGCCCGAAAGGGAGATCACAATGATTAAAGACATAATCGGAATGTTGTTTTTAGTGTCGTTTGCGTTGGTGATGTGTACCAACATCGTGACGACTGAGTGGAACGTGTGGGCCTTGATGGTCAAGCTCGCACATTAACAAGTGGAGTAATTGAAATGAACACAGATAGACACTGCAAAATCGTCAAAGATATGGACGACAGAATTATGACCGGCGAGCGCATAAGCCCAGAGCTTGTGATGGTGCTGACCGCGTTGCGCGACTTGGTGGATCAGTCGCACGATTATAATCGCAAAATGTCTGAGCGTGTAAACGCAATGAAAACTCAGGTGGACGAGTGGCGTGATCGTGCCAGCAATCTTGAGGAAGCGTTGGAAAAAGAAAAAGGCGTCCGTCAACTTGCCCAGCGTCACTATAAAGAGAGTGTAAACGTGGCTAACCGCCGCGCTGGCATCTGGAAGGCAAAAGTTGAACGTCTAAAAATGCAGGGGACAAACTAATGGTAGGAAAGAAAACACCAAACGACATCATCACCGCGAGCCGCATACCGGCTCTGATGAACGCGTCGCCGTGGGACACCCAAAACGATCTGCTGGCAAGCGTGCTGGCAGACATCGAGGGCAAGCCCGACCCGAAGCCTTTTAACGGCAACGAGGCATGCGATTGGGGTGACACACTTGAGCCGGTCATACTGCTGACCGCAACCGAGCGCCTCGGCCTGTCCGACCTAAAGCTGGAACACGACGCGCTGTTTCACGACAAGATACCGTTTGCAGCCTCGCTCGACGGCACCGCGGATGCCGGTGTCGGCGGGTGGGTCGACACAAACTGGGACAAGGGCATCATCTGCCCCAACGGCCGGGTGTTTGTGACCGGCACCGGCGTGCTGGAGAGCAAGCTGACCAGCGCTAAGCCAGAAGAGGCGCCAGCGGCTCACAGGGGCGTGCTACAGCTACAGGGGCAGTTACTGGTCAGCAAAGCCACTTGGGGCGCTGTGTGCGTACTCTACGGCGGTGTAGAGCTACGCATCTTCTTATATC